TGACAACAGGCTATCGGTTGCTCAGATTGCCAGCCTGCTCGGTATGCCACGGGCAACGCTCCAGAAGATCTCTGCTCGCATGGGGCTGCCGCCGCGAGAGTATCGGCAATATGACCGGGAGCTTTTGCGTCGACTGTGGTTGTACACCGACATGACACCGCAGCAGATCGCGTTTGAACTCGGCAGCTCGCGTCAGTTCGTCCGCGAACAGGCGAAGCTGATGGGGCTGCCGCGGAAAGTGCCGGAATATAAGCACATTGAACGCGACCCGACGCAGGAAGAGATCGCAGAGCGAGCGGCAGAGTGCAGGAAGCGGCACCTTGCTGAGAAACGTGCGGAGCCGGTGAGTTACAACGACGAAGCGGGGTCTATTCGCTGCTTCACCTACTGCGGCGACTGTTACGTTTCAGCCGGTTTGCTTTCATAACTTGACGCCCAAGGTATGTAACAGGCATGGATGCCGACCCATATCAAAGCGAGTTCGTCGTTCCCGGCGATCCCGTGCCGCAATCGCGGCCGAGGGTGACACGGAGCGGGCACGTCTATTACGCCTCCAGAATTGTTCAATACCGACGAGCGGTTGAGGCCGCTGCTCGTGCCAGCGGGCTGCCGCTCCGCGAGGGGCCGGTATGGCTTGGCATCGAGGCAGTATTTCAGCGGCCAAAAAGCCACAGCAAAAACAGGGGGGGGGTAGGGGTCGTGCGTCCCGATGCTCCGGCCTTCCCGTATTCGCGGGGCGATGCAACCAACCTCGCCAAAGGCATTGAGGACGCTTTGAACAAGATCGCCTGGGCCGACGACAGCCAGGTGGTCGAGCTGACAGTACGTCGACGATGGGCAAAGCCCGGCGAAGAGGCGGGAGCATATATCACCATCTGTGACATCGAGCCGACCCCCGACGTGATCGAAAAACGTCGAAACACCATAAGCCGCCAGTGGACTGTCGCCGAGCGGGAAGCCCGCGATGTAAACCGCAGGCCGTCAGTTCAAGAGCGGCGAATGGTAAACTTGAGAGATATCTTCGACGCTGAGGATGATTATGGCTGATGAGCCGGATGATACCTATGAGATGAATGACCCGATTGCCACGGTCATTCTGCAAACGGACGGCAAGAGCTATGAGCTGATACTTGCCGGGGGCGGTGGAGTAATACGCAAGCACGAGCTTTTCGGCCCGTTCAAAAGCAACCGCAAAAAGGCCCGGTCGACCATGCGTCTGCTATGGCACATCGCCTACCAGACGATCCAGGACGAACTGCTGGGAGACATCGCCGATGATTAGCAGTTACCCGTTGAACATCGCCAGCCAGAAGTTGAACCTTCACGATAAAGTCGCCGCCTACATCGAGCAGGTTCGGCGTCAGGTCAGCGACGGGCTGACGATTGCCGAGCTCGCCGAGTTGATCGTCGCTGCTATGCGGTTGGCGATTGCTGCCGTTGATGAGTTGGAACTGGCAGGCGACCAGAAGAAGCAGATCGTGGCCGACCTGGCCGCGACGTTGTTTGATGAGTTTGGTGATCTTGTCGTCCCGGTCGTGCTGCGGCCAGCGTGGTGGCTCATCAAGCCGACCCTCCGCTCACTGATCCGCACGGCTGCTGCCGGTGCGGTTGATGCCCTTCTGCCCTTGGTAAGGAAAGCTGACGAATGATGACCTGGTTGCTCGCGGTTGCTGCCGCTGCTGTTGCCCTCTGGCCGACCAACAAGAAGGCGGGACTGCTGCCGAGCCTTGAGGGGCTCGACACGCGGCCAAAGCCAGCCAGCTACCTCGACGCGGTTGCATCGCTGCAAACGGTGCGGACTCGGCTCATGCACACCAACCACCTGGACGAGGAACAGGCTGCCGCCTGCGATGTTCTGACGCTTGCGCTTTCCGCAGGGAGTGACCAGGAATGAGGTTCCGCATGGTCGTGCTTCTCTCGATCCTCGCGGCGTGGTTGCTGTTGTCAGGCGACCGCCAGCCGACGCCAGCACCGACGCCACCACCTGGCGAGCTCGACCTTGCCGGTGCGTTCATCGGTGAGACTGCCGCCGATGATGCTGCAATCGTCGCGGCCCTCGCCGGTGAGCTGGCCGACTGCATCGAGTTCGATCAGATGCAGGCCGAGCCGGTGCTGACGACCGGGCTCGCCCTCGACCATCTGCGAACACAGGCCCGGCTGTTTCGCTGCGATGGTCGCAGCCTCGGGCAGGTTCACCCAGAGCTTGCCAAGCGAGTTGGCGAATACCTCGACCGAAAGCTCGGCAACGCTGGCGGGCCTGTCGGGCCTGAGCAGCTCGCCAAGTGGATTGCCGCCTACCGCGAGATCGAAAGGGCCGCCGCTCGTGTCATCCGGTAGACCAGGCTGGCGAATCGGACTCGCCACCGTTCTCATCACGCTATACGGCCTCGCCCTCTGGAGCGGCCACGAAAAAAAAGGGGGGGGGTGGGGTGCTGCCTCCGACCAGTTTGGCTACGAGCCCGACCCGGTTGGAGCGGCTGAGTTCTTAGAGTCGCTCGACGTGCGATTTTTCGCCGATGCTGCACCTGATGCGATGCAGAAGGCCGAGGAGGTCGACACGTTTCTCTATCGGGCGATGGATGCCGCCAGCCGCGAGCGTTACGGTAAGCCGTTTGTGCCGGGCCGACAGTTGAATGGCAGTTGCGTTGCTTGGGGAGCGATGCACGCCGTCTTTTGTGCAGAGGCCATTGAGTGGCAGTTAGGCAACCGGGACGAACCACCGATCATGCCCGCGACTTGCAGCATCTACGGAGGATCGAGAGTCGAGGCGAAGATGAAGCAGGACTTCGATGGCTCGCGACCAGCGGGCGGTTGGTCTGATGGATCAACTGGATACCGAGCCGCACGATGGCTAAGAGACTGGGGCGTCATCTACCGGCAGCAATACACGCACAACGGCCAGACGCTCGACCTGACTCAATACAACAAAGACCGTGAGCGTCGGTGGGGCGCATTTGGAAATGGGGCCGACGACAAAGCGTTTGCATTGTGGCTCGACCGCAAGGCCGCAGAGACGCCGTGCAAGCACGTCGTAAACGTCAGGACGTGGGAAGAGTTGGTCGCAGCGATAACCTCGGGCTACCCCGTGACCATCGCAAGCAGTCAGGGCTTCACTAAGACCCGCGACGAGGACGGCTTCTGTGAGGCGAGCGGCACCTGGATGCACCAGATGATGCTGGCAGGGTTGCGGTTCAAAAAAAATGGTGGGGGTAGGGTGCCCCGCGACGGTGCCCTGATCGTCAACTCATGGGGCAACTATGTCAACGGTGGAAAGTGGCCCGACGATCAACCCGACGGCACGTTCTGGGCAGAGCGTGACGTTGTGGAGCGAATACTGGCTCAGGGCGATTCATGGGCAATCGCCGAGGTGGAATTTAAGTGGCGAGACATCAGTCACGATAACTGGCTTGGACTTGAACGATGAGAAAGCTTGAACGACTCAAAGTCTTTGGCGTGGTCGCCCTCTTGGCGTTTGCACTTGGCTCGCTCGTGGCGAACGAGACAGGCACGAGAGCAGAGCGGCCCTTCCTGCGTTTCCTGTCGACCGCTGCACGCTGGGGCTTGCGGGCGATGGTATTTCTTGAGCCAGCACCACCAGAGATCGAGCCGCAATACCAGACCTGCGTCGGGCAGGATGGCTTCGAGATGCTCGACCACTCGCGGAGCCTGTAGATGCGTTGGCTGGCAGCACTGCTGACATGGTTCGCGGCGGACCCGCAGGCCATCGACACCGAACGACCGAGGGCGGCTGCTTGTGTGCAGGCCGCTCATGCAAGCCTTCACCGAGAGATCAGGGAGGACGACGACGATGCCACTAAGAATCAGGACACTGAGGCCGCCGTGGGCGGAGCAGGTGAAAGCGGGACAGCCGAAGAGGGACGACTCAGCGAGGCCGACAGCGGCAGAGCGAGGATACGTCTCGAAGAGTCACAAGGCTTGGCGACAGGCTGTGCTAACGGCAGATGCGTGGACGTGTCGAGAGTGCGGACGAGTCGCAAGCGGTAAGGGCGAGGCACACGCTGACCATATCTCGGCAGTCGTGCCAGGCACAGAGTTCTGTGAGAACGGAGCCAGCCGGTACGACGTGCGAAATGGTCAGTGCCTCTGCCGAAGCTGCCACGGTCGCAAGACCAGACGCGAGGCCACACCGCCAGACCCCCGCTGAGGGAGGGGGGGCCGGGATCACTGGGAGGGTCGCTGAGATATAC